CCTACAAACACCACGCGGGGCGCATCCGGGATGGCCACTGGCACGCGCAGCGGCGCCGCCTGCGGGGCGTAGCCAACGGGGCAGCCCAGAGCCTCGGCCCATTGAGCCGGCTCGTAGACCTGCCCGCCCGGGTCGACCCAGCGGCCGTTGTAGGACAGGAAGACGCGTGCGACGCGGCCGCGAAGGGGAGCCCCAACCGAGCCCGGTCTTAAATCCCAAAACCAAAGCACCGTCTGCTTGGCAGCGGTCCAGAGCCGCGGGTCCGCCTGGGCGAGCTCGCCGATCCGGGTGTTCGTGACGATCCCGACGTCGTACCGCTCCGCCAGCTTCTGCTGAAGGGCAGGGTCTTTGGCGTGGGTGTAGGTGGTCTCGACGCCCGCCTCGGGCAAGACAGCTACCGCTTCCGCCGCGCCGCTGCCGCCTGGGAAACCAAGCCCTGAAAATCCGTAGAGAAGCACCCGCAGTCCGCGCAGGGGCTGCGCCAACGTCGCCAGGGACTCACGCTGCAGCGCCTGCACCGTGTCTCCCGCGTCGGAAGTGAGCGCTCGAGCCGGTGGCGTAGACGTCCGGGCCCAGCGCCGCACAGCGCTGCTGTGCCTGCCACAGGACGAAGGGGAAGCTGACCTGGTCCCGGAGGGTGTGCCGCTCGATCTCGGTCCACCAGGCCCGCCCCAGCTCGACCATGGCGGGTGTCCGCCTGCGGGCTAGAACCATCGTGTTAAACAGGCCGCGGTTCTCAGGGAAGCCGGCGGCTCGGTAGGCCTCCGCCTGGTGCGCGAGAGCGTCTGCCTGGGCTAGGCCCAGCTTGCCGCATTCGACAGCCTCAGCGTAGGCGCAGCGGCGCCAGGGGTGCGGGTAGCCCGCCACGTCGGCGCCGCTCAGGGCGGACCCCAGGAGCGGCCGCAACGGGGCACCTGTGAGGGCGATCCTGCCGTCCACCCAGACGACGATGTCTCCCTCGACCAGGTCGAGCGCGAGCGCCTTGATCCGCCGAGCGGCCCGGCGCGGGTCGCCTTCCGAGGGCACGAGAACGACACGCCAGCCCGGGGCTGACAGGCCGGGGTCGTCGGTGAAGAGCACGCCCTCTTCGACGTCGAGCTCCGGCAGGATGGTTGGCGTATCCCGACCGCCGAAGATGGCCGTCACCAGAGTCACCTTGCCTATCGCGAGTGGCGCGCCGTACCGCTCTTCCCAGAGGCCTGGCCGCACCAGGCCGAGGATCTGCTGTCGGTCTCGGTCGAGCGCCGCGTAGCTGAGCTCCGGCGGTGCCGCGATTGGGCTGGGGTTCTCGCCCCGTCGAACGACGCCGATACCGTGGTCCGAATCGATCGTGAAGGCGAGCAGGTCTGACCGCTGGCGAAGTGCGACCATCGCCTTCCAGCAGTCACCGTTCCAGACGCCCACCTCGCGGGGGACGCGCTGCGCGATCTCACTGGCGGGGCTGCAGTCGTGCATCACGATCGCGCCGCCTGGTGCTAGGTGCTCGAGTGCGTGGTCTACGTCGCGTAGAACCTGCTCGGCGTGATGGAGCCCGTCCACCAGCACGACATCGAACTGTGCCTCCTGAGGCAGGGACGCAAAAAAGCTGTCCGACGTCTCACGCCGGACAGCTGTGTAGTGTCGTAGGGCCTGTGCCAGCGGCGCCGGGTCGACCCCGATCTTGACCGCCGCTTGGACCTTGGAGCCGCAAACGCCGCGTTGCACCCCGATCTCGAGGTACCTCTTCTGCTTGGTCGTCTCGAGCAACCGATTGATGACGTTCCAGCGGAAGATATCCATGGGTGTCACTCGAACAGCTGCCAGGGAGAGCGGTTGCCTTGCTGCTCGAGCAGCGTGCTGCGCCGTGTATGCCCCTCACGCTGCGACGTCCGAAAGAGCCCGTCCGGATCGGACATCGCCAGGTTCTTGATCCAGTTGACCTCGTGGGCGAGCAGCCACATCGGGACGTGGTTCTGCTGCGCCCAGACCGCCACCTGTAGATCGGCCATGTTGCGGTGGGGAAACTCGGTCGGCAACTTGAGCTGGCCCGCGTCCCACGCCATCACCCCCGTGCCGCCGTGATTGACCGCGCGATCACAGGGTACGTTCCTGTCGTAGTGGCCGATGCCCTGCGGCGCGACCTGGTTGATGCCGTTCGGCCGCCCCAGGTAGACACGCCCGTGCACTGTCACCAGCGCGCGCCGGTTGGTTCGCTCGATGGCGTCGACCATCCGGCTGACGTAGTCCGGCGGATAGAGCAGATCGTCATCCACCGAACAGTAGATGCCCGCCCACTTGTCCGCCCAGTAAAGCTTGCGTTCCGCGCCGGTGTTCTCGGCCGAGAGCACGTGCTCGTCGGCGAGTTCGCGCACGCACGCGGGCACGTGCGCCCAGCCATTGAGGTAGACGCACAAGCGGTCAACCTGCGGCCGGAGTGACTTGAGCACCGCCGGCAGTAGATGCTCGCGGCGCTGCTGCGCAGCCAGGGCTGCTAGTCGAACCACGGCGATCCGCTCGGCACCACCTTGACCTTGGCGCCCTCGGGCTTCTTCGTCACCTCAGCCGCTCCCTCGGGAGCCTTGATCGTGATCTCCGTAGAGTTCTTGAAGGCGTCGCGCAGCTCTGCCGGCGTATTCTTCATTTGGCCCGGCGGGATCACGGGCGGGATTACCGGCGGCGTCGTCGAAAGGCCCTGCCCGCCCGCGGGATAGCGCGAGCCCATCAAAGCCAGCTGCATTTTGAGCTGCTCCATCTCCCCCGCCGGGAGGCCCATGCCTCCTAGATCGGGCGAGTAGGCGTCCGCGTCCGCCATCATCTTATCGAGATCCAGCCCAGCATTTCCTGGCGCCTTTTCCTGGTCCTCTCGCTCGCGACGCAGCTTGGCCTCGCGATTCATCTTCTCATCGACCTGCTCTGAGAAGCCCTTGCCCTCCGTGATGAGTCCCCAGGTCAGGTCGCCGATGCCAAGCCCTGCGTTCTCGTTCTTGAGCGCTTCGTTTTGGTCGGCCGCCAGCGACCACGCTGCGTATGCAGCCGCGGCTGCAGCTCCAGCCTTGGCCAGCTTCATCACCCCGCCCGCGGCAGCGAAGGCCGCCACTCGCTGACGGTACAGATTGCCAGTCGCGATCACGCTGGCACCGGACAGGGCGAGCGTCGATGCCGCGCCAGCTTTCGACGCAATTTCGAACCAGATCAGGGCCGCCCGCGCGATCTTAACCCCGCCTTCGTAGGCAATAATCGCGATTCGCGTTGCCTTCGTGATCACCTGGAAACCGAACGTTGCAAACGTCGCCAGCTTGGTTACCGCGACGAACCCCACGAACGCGAGCGCGGTGTCGGTGATGTTTCGCCCCAGGAAGTAGGCCTGCGACTGGGCGCCTTCAACCTTCTCCCCGAAGAAGAAGTCGAGGGCTCCTCCGACGCCCTTGAGCACCGGTTCCACCTTTTGAAACGAAACGGTCACGCCGTCGCCAAACCCCTTGACGATGGGAGTCCACTCCTTGATCTTGTCCGCGAACCCGCTGGTGATTATCTCCTTGTTGAGATCCACCCATTGGGTCGTGCCCTTCACGATGTCACGCAGTGGCCCAGACTGCGTGTTGAACAGCGACGTGAAGAGCCCGTCCGTTGCAGACTTCAAGAGCTCAAAGTCGCCCTTGAGGTTCTGCATACGCAGGTCCGCCATTTGCTGAGCGACACCCGCGGCCTTATCTAGCTCGTCGCTCAGCGACGAAAGCTTCCCGGAAGCAAACGCCTCCTTCAGGTTCAGCGCTGCCTTCTGTCCCCTGAGCCCCACCAGGTCCGAGAAGAATCCCAGGACCTTCATGTTGCCGCCCGTCTTTTTGGCGGCGGTGTCGAAGTTCTTCAGGATTGCTGGTAACCCGAGCGCGTTGCCGCTTGCGTCCTCAAACGCGATGCCGAGCTTTTTCATCTCGGCGGCGATGACCGGCGTCGGCTTCGCCAGCTTCGTCAGCATGGTCGCCGTGGCAGTGCCGGCTTCGCTCGCGTCGAGACCGACGTCCTGCAGCAGCGCGACCGAGGCCACAGCCTGCTCGAGCGGGATGTTCAGCTGCCTGGCCACTGGCGCCAGGTTTTTCATGGACTCGCCCAGGCTGCCGATGGAGCTGTTCGTCCGCGCCGAAGCGAGCGCCAGCACGTCTGCTACTCGGGCAGACTCCGTGGCCTCTAGCCCCATGCCCTTGAGCACGTTGCTCACATGATTGGCGACCTCGGCCATTTCGAGGCCGGACGCCGCCGCGGCGTTCAGCACACCACCCACGCCGGCGAGGATCTCCTGGTTCTTGAAGCCCGCCTTCGCCATGATCTCCATGGCATTGGCGGCTTGCGTCGCCGTAAACTTCGTCGTCGCTCCGAGACGTTGCGCCTCCTTCTCGAGCGGCGCGATTTGGTCGCGTGTCTGTAGACCGACCGCGCCGACCGCGGTTATCGCCTCCTCGAAGCTAGCTCCCGTGCCGATGATCTTCGCGCCCACCCCGCCGAGCGCCAGTCCCGCCACTCCCAACGCGGTGACGGTGGCCTTGATACCTGCGCCGATCCTCTTGTTCAGTGCATCGATTCTCCCCAGCCCCTTCAGTGCCCTGTCGTTAAGATTGACCGCCGCGGCCTGCGCGCCGCGGATGACGCCCGTCGCCCTGTCGCTGGCGGTCAGGATCGCTTGGAGCTTGATCGCCACGGGGCTTACTTCTTTTTGCGCTTTGTTCGCGCGGTCAGCTCAGGCCGTAGCCCTTCGTAGTAGAAGACGATCCGATCGATGCTCATCGTCTCGACGTCGGGCAGCACGCCGTAGTCACGACAGATCTGCCGCAGCATCGCGCCATAGACGACGAACGCTGTGTGCGGACGCTCTCGGCTTTGCTTGTCTACGGGTAGCCGGTCGAGCCGTCCTCGTAGGATGAGGCGGTCGACGACTAGCGACCGATTAAAAAAGTAACGATCTCATCTACGGCGTGGAAGTCCGGGAGATCGAGTGTCGACAGTTCACCTGGTACGGACTTGGTAAGCGCCGTTGCGATCCTGATGAGCCTCTCGACCTGGCCTAGAGATCCGTCCGCCTCCATCAGTGTGGCGCCCGTAGCCTTGTGGAAGGTGATGGGCTTGGCACCTTCGGTCGGCGGCGTGTAGACGGGGTTGCCGGCCTGGTCGAGCACCAGTGCCCCCGACATCATCAGTCGTATGATGTCGGCTTTCCGAGATCGGAACGTGGTCTTTTCTGTCTCATTGAGCTCGCTCAAATCGGTCTCGATACGGCGGCTTTTGCACAGCCTTTCGAACTGCTGCTCCGCCACGTCCTTGCCAATCTTCGCCATCGTGGTGTGTCTCGCTTTCGTGTTTGCATGAAGGCGCGCGCATCCCTACGCGCACCCGTGGATCACTGCGGCTTGAGCTCGTGCTCGCCTGAGAACTCGACGTCGGCCGTGCCGGCCATCGACTTCGAAGCCAGGTCCCCGTTGACCTTGCCGACGCCAGCTAGAACCGTCCCGTCGACCAGCGTGAAGGTGCAGGGGTAGCGCACCAGGGAGTTCGCCTTCTGCTGCAGGAACTGCTGGTCGCCGCGGGCGTGGTTGATGCTGAGCGTGACGCCGCTCACCTTCCAACCCTTGCGCGTCATCACGTCGCGCCCGGTGCCGTCACCGTTGGGTTGGTATTCGTTGCTGAACCCGCCGAGGTCGATGTCGGCGTCGGCGTCGGCCGCCACCGAAAAGCGCCGGCCGTCCACAGTGCAGGACTCGATCGATCCGCTTGCTGACATGTGCTGTGTCCTTTTTCTGGAGCCCGGGCGCACCTCTCCCGCCCTCGCCACGCGAGCCCGCTCAGCTCGGCGACGGAACGCTCTAGGCGCGCGTTGGTTTTGCTAGGCCGCGTCGCCGTAGAAGAAGCCGAACGTCTGCTCCATGTTCTGGATGTTGGCGTTGCCGGAAACCGGGAACTCCACGGTGACGTCGATGCGATTCGGGTTGGAGCCGTTGATGGTCGCGCCCGTCTTCTCCTGCGCGGCAGCCACGTTGGCGATCAGCGCCTCGTTCCCGAGTGCCTGCAGGAGCTGGTTCGACTTCGAGATCCAGTCCTTCGGACGGCGCGCGAGCTCGTGCACAGTCGGGTCACTGTCGGCGACGAGCGGAGCCGAAGCCCACTCTTCCTTGGTGAACTCGTTGGTGAAGTTGTACATGCAGTTCTGCAGCTTCACGATCGTAACGACGTAGCGGTAGCCGGGCGGGTTCTCACCGGTCGGCTTGTAGAAAGTCACGACGTCGGCGATCTTGACGAGGCTGTCTTCGACCTCGACGGTCGAGCTGCCCGCCTTCACGGCTTGGTCGCGGACGGGATAGTCCCACTGCTCCTCATCCGTGCCGGGCGTGATGCCGGTGACCTTCTGCTTCTGGTAGGACTTGGCCGGGGAGTTGTTGGCCACGCGCGCGATGCGCGCGAGCTGGCGCGCCGCCACGACGAAGGGCAGATTCTTGGACCCGGGCGCCACGAGCTGAGCGTTGACGCGGTCTTCGGGTCGCGCGTCGCTCACCGTGGTGGCGGTTCCCACCACTGCTTCGGTGTTACCGACGAAGGCCACGAAGGGCTTGCGGACCAGCGGATCCCACTTGCCTTCTCCGAACTCCTGGATCGCGTCGAGCACGTCGGTGTCGGCGACGTCCAGGCAGTTGAGAACCAGGGTCACCCAGGCCACGCCGAACTTGGCCAGAGCCGCCTCGACCTGCGCGACCGAGGGGTTGACGAGCCCACCGCTCAGCTGCGTGACACCGTAGGTCACGCCCAAGGCTTCGGCCTCGACTTCGACGTAGATGCCGTTCGCACTCTCGCCGGTCCACTTGGAGGCCAAGGTGCAGGTGGTGCTGCCGTCCGTGGCGATCACCGGCATCTCGAGCACACCGTTGATGGCGGGAACCATCAGGTCGACGATCGCGGCCGCAGTCGCATCCTTGGGCACGCTGAACCAGGCCGAGGGGATCTTGTTGACCAGCACGCGCACACGGGCGGTCTTGGTCTGCGTGCCGGTCGGCGCGATCTCACCGGTCGCGGGCGCGCTGTCGTAGCCGTCCTCGAGTGGGCAGATGTCCACGGGCACGGTGCCCACGCCATCGCCGTTCTCCGGCAGCAACTGCTTGGCCGCGAGGTGAAGCGGGGAGCCGTAGCCGTAGCGAGCACCGACGGCGCCGGCGCTGGTGGCGCGCCACTTGTCGAGGCTGTATGTGGAGGCGCTCGCGCCCTGGCCCACGATGGCTACGTTCTGCGGCAGCAGCGCCGCGCGGCCAACGCGCAGGTCCTTGTGCGTCGTGGTCAGGACGAAGGTGCTGGCAACGGCGGATTGATCAATCGTCATGAGGCTAAAGCTCCTGTGAATTAGTCAGCAGTGAAAACCTTGTTAGACTTGGCCCCGTTTTCGCGCCCGAGGAGCACCTGCAAATTCCACGGCACGTGCAGGCCTGACACTGTCTTGCCGCGCAAGGGAATGATGTGATCTACGTGATAAGGCTCGCCGGTCTCTTGACTCAGCCTGCGCGCTTCAGTGAATAGCGCCTCTATCCCGCGCTTGTGTTCGACCGACAACCAGCGCGGACGTCTTGCTGACAACGCCGCTCTTCGCTCCGCACGACAAGCGCTAACCTTTTCTGGGTTACGCTCTCGCCATGTCCGCTTCCAAGTGCGTACCTTTGACGGGTTACGTGCTTGATATGCTCGAACTACAGAGCAAGCTCTGTCCGGATTACGATCTGCCCAAGCAGAGCTTTTGGCGCGATTCTTTTCAGGATTGCGTTTCGTCCAAGCGCTTGTGATTTCGCGCAGGCACGCGGCACACGTGCCACTATCCGTGCGCCGCTCAGCGGAGTGTCCGCGCTTACAAAGCCGACCGGTGAAGTATCGCGTAGCGCCGACAGACAACGCTTCTTTTCTGCTAGCCGGAAGCGCGATCATGAATCGGACTCCTGCGGATATTGGGCTGTGAACAGGACTTGGCCGGTCGCGCTGTCCTTCGCCGTCAAGGCGATGAGATCGAGCGGAACGCCCTGCACCTGTGGAGAGAACTCGTTGAAGGAAACGCGCAGCGCGATGCGCGCGGCACGCACGCGCACCTTCGGGCGCTCATCAATAGGCGGCTCGAAGGCTTCGGTCGAAACGCGGAAGCGCCCCATCACCAGCTGGTTGGCGCCCCTCGGCATCCCCAGATAGGTGTACGTCCCCGCCATCATGATGTTGCGCACGAGGCGGAGCGCGCGGTCGCGCTCTTCTGCGGCAACCAAGTCGGCCGGGCGGTGCCCGTCGGTGCTGTCTCTACCGACGCCAGCCCCGTAAACGTCGAGGTTGTAGATGGCGTGGACTCGCTGGCGCTCGACGACGTCGCTCGACTTCTCGTCGTCGTCGCTCTTGCTCCACGCCACGTTGACGAGAGGGGTCAGGTTTCGCTGCGAGCCTTGCGGCGGAGGGTCCGAGAACTCCTCCCAGGGATTCGCTCGCTCGCTGAAGACACGCAAGGCCCAGAGCGCAGGGTCCTTGGCAGCAGCAAGAGCCTTTTCCTGCTGGCTTTTCGACTCGTCGAAGAGAATCGTCTCGATCTGGGTGCGAACGAGCTCGACCGTGTCGACCTTGTCGATAAGCGTCTCGATCAGCGGCACGGACGCCTCTCGTGGTCAGGGGTCGTAGGTTTCGAGGATGCAGACGAGACAACCGAGGTTGTCGGGCCAGGTCCGCGTCACCTTGAACATCTGCTCGCCACCGGACGGCAGCGTGTAGATGACGCGCCACGGGCGGCTCTTCTCGTCAGCAACGCCACGCGGCCTGCTGATGCCCGCCTCGTCGATCACGGCCAGCGGAAGCGCGACACTCGAGCTCGAGCCGGCAACGGCCGTACCCGTCTCCGGGTCGATCGTGATGCCGATGTCGTTCGCTAGGCCGTTGAGCGTGATCTCTTGGTCGCTCGGCGAGATGAGCCGAATCGGAATCGAGAAGCCGCCGGCCGTGTCGCCCAGAATAGAGCGCAAGTCGGCGGCTGCCTGAGCGATCAGACTCACGGCTTCCTGGTCAGGAGGCCCTGCTCGAAGAGCGCTTCGAGAGCCTCTTCACCGCCCGGCAGATCCTTCGCCTTCACGAGATCGAAGGCGCCGATCTTCCCCTTCAGGGTGTTGGAGAGCATCCGGCCCTGCGCCACGAAGTAGCGCCAGGGACCCGATGTCGGTGGCGCGGGTGGAGACGGAGGCGGTCCCGGCGGCGGTGAACCATCGGCGGCGCCAGCGTCGGGCGCAGGCGGCGCGTCAGGCGGCACTTCCGGCGGCACTTCCGGCGGCGGCGCGCCCCCGGGCTCCGTCGAGACATCGCCATCCAACGCTGGAGGCGCCTCGACCTTGGTGAGCCCCGGCGGCTGACCTCCCTCGGGCGGCGTGGCAGCGGGAGCCGGCGGCGAGCCACCTCCCGCCTTGAGCTGCTCGAGAGTGGCCTGCAGGGTGACGAAGTTCATCCCCTGCAGGCCATCGGGGACCGAGACGCCGCGCTCTGCGCACAGCGTCTCGATCTCCTGCCTCAGTTCGATCTTGCTCGTCGCCATCGCTCAGGCTCAGGCAACGTCGAGGCAGCCGAACGAGTCGATCTCCGTGGGGATCGGCAGCGGACGGCTGGAGATGGACACCGACAGCGTTTCCCCGTCTGGCGAGAGCCACGCGTTCGGTGACATGTCGAACCCGCCGCCGGACACACGCGACGGCATGAACGGCATCGCGCGTGCTTCGGGCGGGGCGATCCTGGGAACCGCACCGAAGGTGAGGTCCAGGCGCGCCTTGCTCGAGAGCATGACCACCTTGTCCGCGCCGAGGAACGGCGCTGACTCGCCGGTCTGCGAGTTGTTGTAGTGCGCGTCGTACCCCCACAGGTTGTACCTGTAGTTGTTGATCGTGATGGCGCCGAGGAAGTTCGCGCCATCCGCGCCCGGACGCTCCGGCACGAGCTGCATGCGTTGGCCGTAGAAGCCGTCCGCCTTCAGCAGTTCCTTGATCCTGGCGTTTGCCAGGAAGCGCTCTTGCGCGGTAGTCCCCAAGAGGAGCGTGTCCGGAGACCGCTTTCCATTCTTGCGGATGTTCTGCGCGAGCGTGTCGATGTCGCCGTACGGGTTGCCCGTCGCGCCGTCCACCGCCCACGGAGTCGTGGTGACGAAGTGCGCGTTCTTCGCCTGGAAGTCCAGGGTGAAGACCGCGACGCCCGCCTCGTTGACCAGCGTCACCGTGCCGGTCTGAAAGATCTGCGAGCACATCAGTTCGATGGCTCGGCGGATCTTGCCCTGCATCTTGCCGGTCAAGGTGCCGATGCGGAGCATCGCCTTCGCGGCCCACGGCCGTGACTCGTACGGGTTGTCGCCCGGCTCGCGCGACATCAGCTGGAAGCCGTTGAGCGAGCCGATCTCCTTGAACACAGGCGGCGTGAACTCCTTGTTCGAGCCGGTGCTGTTCGCGTTGTACCGACCACCGGTCGCGAGATCGGTGATGGCCACCGCGACGTCTTCACCGTCGCGAACGATGTCGATCTCGACCGTCTGGCTCGTGTAGAAATTCTCGGGCGGAGTCTGGAAAAACCCCGAGAGAAACTGGGGCTCCGGCGCCTTCTCTAGGAAGGGCCGCAGCATCGTCTTCGTGGATGCGTCGCTCATTTTTCTTGTCCTTTTTCAAGTCGTGAGGACGCACCTCCGCGCCCCCGCGCGCGCTCTCGCGCGAACAGGGATGGTCGGGTGGGTGACCCTCTAAATTGTCGTGGGGCCTAGGGCCCGAGCTGGGGCTGCGGCGTCACTCCGTTTCCGGGAACGCCGCAGCCAGGTTGTGAAGCGTAGAGTCCGGTTAGGACCCTTCGGGCTCCGGTTGCGGGTTGTCGACGCGGGCGAGCTCGTCCACCTTGACAGGGACGATGCCGTACGAGCGCAGCTGATCTTTGACGGCGCCGTCGACGTTGCTGGCGTCGCCGTCAGCGTCGATGACGAGCCGGTCGAGATCGACGATGCCCTTGCTGATCACGCGGACGGGCTCGTCGTGGGAACCGGACGTGGTGGAGCTCAGCGCCACGGGGAGAACGAACTTGGGGATGCCGTTCTCGTTCGTGCTGCCGCCCTTGACGAACAGCACGAGCTTCAGCGTGTTGCTGGCGCGCGCCAGGATGGTTCCGGCCTTCAGCTCGTCGGCGCCGGCCAGCGTCAGGAGTTCGTCATCGAACTCGCAGTCACCGACCTGTACGGATCCGTGGTCGAGCGTGGTGTTGGTGAGGTTCGACATGTGTCTGTTTTCCTTCGGGTTTCACGGGGGCGAAAGCCCGCGTTACTTGCCCGCCTTGGGGTCGGTGGGCGGGCCCATGAGCTTGTTGAGCTCGGCGGCGACCTCGTCTTCGGCGTCCTTGGCGGCGGGCTTCGGAGGGTTGCCGCCGAGGGCTGCGCCGGCGGCGTCGCTCTCCTGCTGGCGGGTCTCGACCGCACCGCGCTTCATGTTGGCGGCCAGGTAGTCCGCCTGCATGTCGGCAACGGTGGCGCCTGTTTCGATGGCCTTATGGGCCGTATCGAGATCGCCGGCGGCCTTACCGAGCTTGATGTGGTCGAGCGCTCGCTTGCGCTCGGTCGTGGTGGCTTCGGTGACGCCAGCCGCGTGACCTTCGGTCTTGCCCTGGTTCAGCACCGCCGAATAAACCTCGGGGTGCTCCGTCTGAAGAGTCTTCAGATCCATTTTCTTGTCCTTCTGCTTGGGAGCACCGCCACTAGCGGCGGATGCATTCTGTTGAGGCGCCGGTGGCGCCGGTTCTTTCCGGGCTGGCTCGCGCGCAGCCGGAGTGGGGCATGGCCTAGTTGGCTTCCTTCCCTCCGCGGTCGCCGGCTCACCGGCTTCTGTCGCGTCGGGTGCCGGCGGCGCCGGTTCGCTGGCTTCCTCGCCTTCGGAGCGGCCCTCGTCCTCACCCGGGTCGGCGGCCAGCGCCAGGCGCGGCGCCGTAACGATCTTGTCGATCATGCCGAGGCGCTTGGCCTCCTTCGACAGGACGACGCCACCGCGGCCGAACGTCTGATTCACGACGTCCTTGGTCTTGCCTCGGCCGCGTGCGATCGCGTCGACGAATAGGTCGTGCAGGTCGTCGAGGTGCTTGCGGATGGTCGCTCGCCCTTCCTCGGTGGCAGGGTCCGGGCGCTTGTCCGGCGCGTGCGTGGAGGTGATGTTGATCACCTCGGCGAAGTCGTATTTGACGTGCGTCTGCACGACGCCCACCGAGCCGAACTCGGCGGCGGGATTCACGGCCGTGATCTTCCCGCCCATGGCGGCGATCGCGTAGGCAGCCGAATCCGCCATGGAGGCGATGACTTCCTTCGGCTTGGTGAACATCTCGATCGCTGCCAAGCAGTCGAACAGGCCGGCGACGTAGCCGCCTGGGCTGGCGATGTTCAGCACCACCCGTCGCACGGACGGGTCCGAAGAAGCCAGCGCGAGCGACTGGATGATGTCGCCGTAGGTGGTGCAGCCCTCGCCGTACCAGAGCGCCCACAGATCCATCTTCGGCGAGAGCACGCCCTCGATTCGGATCTCGGCAACGTCGCCGGCGCGCTTGAAGATGCGCGGCTCGCCGTTGTTCGATGACATCGAGATGTGCCGGAATTCCTCCAGCACAGACGCGGGCGGCTGCATGCCGGTGGCGCGCGCATGAATCATCGCGTCGGCGATGTCCTGTCGAAGTAGAAACATGGGTAATCCCTTCAGGCGGCTCGCTCGGCGGCGCCCTTGTCGTCGTCGGTTTCGTCGTCGTCGCGCTCGGGCGGCTCGGCGGGGAGCGGCGCGGCAGTCGCCTTGAGCAGTGCCTCGACCTCGAGCAGCGGGCGCATGGCCTCGGCTAGCTTGATGTTCTGGCGCTTGAGTCGCTTGGCGTTCTTGTCGAAGCTGGTGCCGTTGATCTCGCGCGACGCACGGTCGCGGTCGATGAAGCCGTTCTCGCACTGCTCCGAGTAGGCGCGCGTTGTCTTGACCGGATCGATCGACGGCTTCACGTGGCCAGACCAATCGTTTGCGATCCAGGCTCCGTAGATGTCGTCCTGGTTCACGGACTTGAACGCCTCGAGCAGGCCAGGCGCCGGGATACGGTTCACGAAAACCTGCGAGAGCAGCCACTCTTCATAGATGGGTGCGCAGAACTCCTCGCCGAAGCGCGTGCGCGTCGGGTTGAGGAACAGCTTGAATTCGCTGATCGCGGCCTGGCTTGCGCTGTAGTTGCTCGAGAACGTCAGCCGCAGAATCTCCGGCGGGATCTCGAGCGCCCAGGCGCAGGCGCAGATGATGGCCTCTTCGAAATCGCCGAAGTTTTCGACGGTGTTGTTGACCTGGAACGGCACCGGCTTCTCGCCGTGCTGGAGCTCGTCGATGATGAGACCCGGCATCATCTCGGCGGTGCGGTACCGACGCTCCACGCCAGTGTTGTCGACGGTGGTCTCGATGCCCTTCTTGGTCGCAGCGGCGGTGATGGGACGGGAGCCCATCTTCTCTTCCGCCTTCTCGATGTACATGGCGAGCATCGAGTTGATGACCGCCTTGCGGAGCGTGGCGTCGCGGTAGCGATCCACCTCCTTGAGGGACTGGAGGATCAGGCCGACGATTGGCGTGCCTCGGACTTCGTCCAGGCGGCGGTCCGTGCCGTACACGAGCCAAGCAAGCTTGCGCCCTGACTTCTCGCCGTATGCCGGCAGGCGCTTGAACGAGCCGTCCTCCTGAACGATCCAGAAGGCCACGTGGCGACCGCGCGCGTCGATCTCCACGCCGTGCTCGATGCGCGTCCCGTCCGGGATGCGCTGGAGCCAAGGGGTCTGGACGCGGGCACCGCTGATGAGCTGCACGCGAGGACACCGCGTGCGCGGATCCTGGCGCATCACCACCAGCACGTCGCCTGCCAGCAGAGCTTCGCGGTAGCACTCCGCCTGCAGCTGCCCGAACGAGCGGCGCTCGTCGAAGTCGCACTGGTAGGGATTCTTCTCCCAAATCTTGAAGCGGTTCTCTACGTCTTCGGACCAGTCGCCCAGGCCGTCCTCTTCGTATCCCAGCAGCCTCTCTTCGGGGAGGGCCTCCAGGTGGAGTCCGGTGTTGACGACGTTCGTGACGAACCGGCGGATAATTCCGCGGCAGTAGATATTCTTTTCGTAAAGCTCAGCGCTCCGCGCGCGAAGCGCCCAAAGGTCTTTCCAAAGCAGCTCGATCGGGCCCATGCCGCCGGCGAACTTCTCGCCGTCGTGCCAGGCATGCCGGTACCCGGGCAGCGAGCTCACCGCTACCGTGCGTGTCCTCTTCCTTCCGAAGAGCGAGCCAAGGAACTTGCCAATCATCGGCTAGAACCCCGGCCGCACGTACAGGTGCGCATTGCGATTCAGGCGCGCATCGAGGACGGACAATCGATTGAGGAGCCGTTCAATCGAGAGCTGCAGCGTGCCGATCGAAGACTTCGTGACGGTCTGCGACGTTTGCCCTGTCGAGAGGGTGTAGCTCTGGATCGCCCCTGTTTCGAGCGCCATCTGCGCTTCCTCGAGCTGGACGATCTGCGCCTTGGTGGTCGCAATTCGTTCTCTGAGGAAGGTTTCGATTTCGCTCATGGCGCCTCGCGCCGACGAACGGCGTCACGCAAAAAACATCTTCTTCTGCAGGCAGTGGTCGTAGAAGAGAACCCAGTTCACGTATTCGAGCTTTCCTTCGCCACGACAGTAGTTCCACGCGATGATCTCGAGCGCGGCGTTGGCGTAGCCAAGCAAATCCCAAAGCTCATTGGGCGCACCCGGGATGCGTCGCCACTCAAAGCCAGGCTCCTGCCCGCTCGAGTCTTGCTTGCGCGGGTGCTTCGACTCGACCGTGAGCTCTTTCAGCTGCGTGTCGGTGACGTCGAGCGGCGCGTTGAAGAACCACGGCGGCTGATGCCCGATGCCATCCCACTCCCGGCGTAGAGCTGCGGACCAGCGGTCCTTGTAGAAGTCCACGGTGAGCGTGAACCCAACGAGACCGCCTGGCGTCTTGAACTCCGAAAATTCGCGGAGGGCCGCGGACTTGGGTGGAGCCGGCCTCCCTTTTACGGGGAAGACGGCGGCGTTCCAGCTGCCGCAGTACTGATAGACCTGGTCCGTTAGGTAGCCGGAGTCGATCAGAGTCGTGACGATGCGGTAGCGCTTACCGTCGTCGGCGACGTACTCCTTGTTGGCCAAGAAGTCATCGAGGCGGCCCCACGTACCCTTGTCGTCGAGCTGCTCGGTGTTGCCTTCGAAGCGCCAGTAGTCGATCAGGATCGCGCGGTGGTCCTTGCACCAGCCGAACACTGCGACCGCCAGGTTGTCCTTCTGCACGTCCACCGTGCAGATGAGCACCAGTACCGGCCCTCCGGAGATCTTGTAGGCGAACGCGTTCGGCACCTGGCCGAAGTGGTAGTCGCTACGCCGGTGCGTCGACACCGCCTCGAAGCGGACCTTCTCGCCCTTCTGCTCCCAGGGCCACCCCAAGACGTTGTTGTAGAAGACCTGGAACTTGTTCGCGTCCTTCAGCCGGTTGCGCTCGACGTCCCACCCGTCGAGGAAGGTGCGGACGCCCGCGGCCCACGTCTGCATCCCCACCGGGGAATAGAGCGCGTTCAGATGGTAGCTGCGGTGGTTCGGGTCGACCGGGACAGCGGTCGGCTTCCAGTGCGCACCGTGGCTTGGTGCCAGCAGCCGGACCTTGTCGTCGTTCGTGTGCGGGTGACCGCACTCCTGGCAGAGATACCGGACCGAGTCCGGGAGCAGCATGCCGGTCTTGTCGTCGAGCTTCCAGACGATGCCGTTGATCTCACCCGTCTGCGGGTGCGGGTCGTGGCGCCAGCGAAGCTCCTGCGGAAAGTTGCACTTCAAGCAGTGGACCAGATACTTGCGCTGGTCGCCTTGAAGGTAGCGATCCTCGATGTTCGACTGCCCCTTCACGAGCGGCGTCGAGATGTTGAGGATCTTGCGGCTCGCCTCGAAGCCGCGCGTACGGCTCTCTGACAGAGCCATGGGGTCGCCGTCGTTGCTGATCCGGCGCTTGTAGGCGTCGACCTCGTCGCGCAGCAGCGCGCGCATCGGCAGCGACCGGAGCTTCGCCGCATTGACCGCGCCGTACGGCACGAGAAACCCGCCGCCGTACCACTCGATCTTCCGGTCCGTCCTGCCGGTCTTTCGAGGGTTCTTTTCGTCGCCCGACTTGATGAGATGATCCAGCCCCGAGAGCTGAATCATCGGCAAGATGTACTGCTCGAGGCGAAGCTTCGCGAGCTCCGCGTCAGCGGTCAGCAGCATCATCGCCTCTGTCTGAACGACGGCGATGTAATATCCGACGCAATTCTCCAGGACGGCTGTGGTGGCGCACAGCTGCACGCCCTTCATCCAAGTCACCTCGCGAACGGGTGACTCGACGCTCATGCAGTCGAGGATTTCGCGTGCGTATGGCGCGACGTCCCAGCTGAACGGTCCGGGGAACGGCGTGGCAGACGCCGGGAGATACCGGTGATTTTCAGCCCACTGGCTTGGGCTCACGATCTCGACGGCGTGGGTCAAGCCTTCGAACTGCTGAGCGAGCCACTCCTTCTGCTCGTCAGTTTCGTGCTCGTCCGGGAAGGGCAGCTCTTCCGCCGCGGCGCTACTTCTTCGGGCCATCGGCCTTGTGCCTCAGGTTCCGAGCAGCCTTGTCCTTCACCGGTTTGAGCTGCTTCGAGATTTCCTCACGCACCTGACGCTGCGCCTCTTCGAGGCCACCGCCACTGCGGATCGTGTTGGCGACCTTGGCCGCGATCGTCTTGGCGGCGTCACCTAGGAGCCGCTTAAACGCTGATTCGAGAGCGCCGAGGACGTGGAGCTTCACGAGCTCTCGGCTGATCAGTCCACCCTCGGTCTCGCCGTTCTTCAGCCGCTTCTCGTGGATGAGCTCGATGTCCTTGAGGGCAGCGAGCCAGTCCTTGAATCGGAGGTCTGTCCCGAACCGCTTGACCATCGGGTCGAGCAGGTCTGTGAGTTGCTTCAGGTCCTGGTTCGACCCCTCGACCACGCCCTCGGGTGGGCGCATGTGGCCGACGTTCTTAGGCGGATCGTCGTCGGGGTTGCGGGGTCTACCTCGACCACGTTTCGGCGGGGGGGGCTGGGCGCCGGCGGCGCCGGCGGCAAAGGGGGCGGGGGCTGGGCGGGAGGGCGTCGGCCCGCGGGCGGCGCGCTTCGTCGAACGCGTCGCGCCAGCCGACGGAACTTCCTTCCCGCGCTTCTTCAGGTAGACGGCGACGAGCTCGTGATCGAGGTCGACCCGGTCGCCCTGACACGCCGGGCCGAGCAGCTTGCCGTCGCACGCTTTGGTGATGGCCGGCTTCGAAACGCCGGCGAGCCGCGCCATGTCGGCGCGAGAAATGAGACGCATTGGGCACGCGAATCCGACGGCGGTTAACGCCGCGCCGGATTTTCCGGTTAACCCTCAGAAATTGAAGAGACGTTGTGCGAGGAGCGGGGGTCAGCTTCCGAAC